TCACATTCCTATCACCATGCCATGGGGCATGGATGGGGCAAAGTCCGATAATTTCTGGTTCAACATGGCAATCTGATCGCTGCTGCTGTCGGCCATCCAGGCACCGTAGACATTGAAAACCATCTGGGCGCTGGCGTGTCCCATCTGGCTGGCAATGAAACTCGGATTGGCCCCGGCAGACAGCGACCAGCAGGCATAGGTATGTCTCGACTGATACGCCTTGCGGTGTCTTAAACCTGACCGTTTAAGCGCCGCATCCCATGAATCACCAACTGAATCGGCTTTGTACAGGTAACCGACGCTGCCACTTTTTTTAACCAACTGAGGATTGAACACAAATGTACAGTCGTGAATGACCGTTCTGCCATACTCCCGCAGTTGTACCTCAACCTGATACTGCTTGCCTAACCTGGTCATTTCCGCCTGGTTCCTCAAAGCGTCAATGGCTGGCTTGATCAGATGCACGACCCTGTCGGTACCGGCTTCGGTTTTTGGTAGAGTGAAATCACCGAGTTTCGTATAATTCCGGCGTATAGTCATCGTTCCAGCTTTCAGATCTATGTCTTCCCATGCGAGGGAGACCAGCTCGCCGTGACGCAATCCTGTGTATACCGCAATTGACCACAGGTTTTTCGTTTGCTGATGCTTGCAGGCATCTATGAAGCGAACGAATTCATCACGCGAAAGCGGATCTGGTTCCACCCGGGCCCTCTTAAGCGGCTTGATGCCGCTAAACGGGTTTTCACTCACATAGCCATTATCAACAGCAAACTGAAACATCCCCGCAATCGTGGTCATGTAGTAGTTTACCGTCACCACACTCAGGCCTTTCTCCCCCGACAGCATATCCCTCCTGACATAGAGCAGTTCTTCCCTTGTCACACCCGAAACCAGCTTATTCGCACCAATCCTCGGCAGCATGCTTTTCACCACTGATTCATACCGGTTTAAAGCATTTGCGCAGATCTCCAGCCGCTTCAGGTCAAGCCATTTTTCAGACAACTCTTTCACGGTGATATCTTTCTTGCCGATCCCGAAAGTTTTCAGGTTTGGTGAGTTGGGGAACTGCGCCGCATAGTCAAAGGTCCCCATGCGGATAGCAAAACATACTGACGTTCGCAGATCCCCGGCCACCTTCCTGTTTTTAGCGGTGTCAGGGACACCGAGGTTTTCCCTGACACGCTTACCTTTAAAAATGAACCATATGCGGAGTGATTTTCCGTGGTTCTCAACGCCCGTTGGGTATGATTCTTTACTCATTTATCCCTCCCGACGTCCAGGAGCGTTGCAAGTTTATCTGTTTCATACCGCACGATCACCCAATGGTTGCTTTTGGGCCTGAATCCATGCGTCCACCGCTTTGCGGTTGTACATGCATTCGCTGGTAGGCTTTGGGTCACCTTCGGGGGAAACGTGCTTATACTCACGCCCAAGCAGCCAGGATGATTTGCGGGCCCGTGTAATGGTGCCGCGCTTCATCCCTGTGACCGCCATCAGCAAGTCCTCTGAAACCCATTCATTTGGCTCTATCTGGATTATTGTCTGCATGTATCACCTCAGGTGCTTACCACGTTCTTCAAACTCTTCCTGACAGTCAGCGCAGCGCTGGCAGCCCGCCACCAGTTCCCGGCGCCGAGCCGGTATCTCTTCCCCGCAGTCGCGGCAGTGAGTAGCCGATAACGCCGCATGGTTGATGCGCATGTTCTGGATGGTCATTTCAAGCCGGCGCTCTGCCAGCTCGTTGGCCTGATCGATGATTTCTGCGCTCATGCTGCACCGCCTTCAACGCGCTTGAACTCGATAACCCAAACCCAGGGATTAGCATTCCAGTTTTCCTGCCCGTAGATTGATTGCCACAGGTAGGCAAAAGCATCGGTAGCGTCAGGCTCTGGGTTGGCGCATCCGCATGGCTCAGGTTCCCCGCAATTAAGACAGCCACCGTCAATAATGCCTTCTGCTCGCGCATCCTCTTCGCTGATAGCGTTCAGACGCTCAACGCGCACGTCGGTTATTTCCAGCAGAATGCGGCTGGCCCAGCGTGGCATGTGGATAGATGGTCGCCAACCATGACGGAGGTTATCGTCAAGGTCACAGTATTCAGGCCTAACTCCACCATCGGCGGCATATTCGCAGTATTCCGGTTTTTCGAACTTTTCAGGATAAGCGCTGTATTCTTCGAATAACTCCTCATGAACAAGCGGACCCTGAAATGTTTCGCGTACCCAGATGCGGTCGCCGACGTCCCCGAACGGGCAAGCATCTCCAACAAGCCCACCCCAGCCGCCTTTTCCGTTCTGCATTTCTTCTTCAACATGAAGCATTGTTTTAAACACGTTGCTTGGCCACCAATGGCCACCTCGGGGGCATGGTTCTGGTTGAGGTTTCATAATCCGCCGCGTCTGCGTCTTCCGACCGTCGAGGATGGCCCGCACCATCTCAGCGTTAAAAATCATTCCGCGTTCTTTCATGATTCCACTCCATACCGGCCATTCATGCGGCCAATAACACTGACAAATTTCACCAGGCTGACACCCATCGGCTTTACCTTCTCGTAGTGCTTGCGAAGGATGGGGGGGCATACAGCGTTCCACTTCGGTTTAGGCTTTACGCTCATCGCTTTGGTTATCTCTTCTGCGCAGCGACGAGCCTGGGCGCGGAGAGCGTTTTCCTGTTCTTCTGGCGTCATGCTGCCTCCGTCTTCACAACGTCGATGGCGCAGCCGGGGATCAGTTCAACGGAAGCGGTGGCGCATTGGTTCCCCCAGTGGCTCCAGCCTGGCGCTGCGCTGCGACTGAACAGCTCAATCCGCGGCACGTCGCCGTAGAGCAGCTCCAGGCGGTGGCGAACTTCCCACGGTTTCTCGCTATGAGCGCCGAGCGGGCTGTAGACCACCTGCTTAATTCCAGCGTGCTTGCGTTCCTGCCCGGCGCCGCGGGTGGCGATCAGCACGTCTTCGGTATTGGCGCGGGTGTGGTTGCCACCGTTCATGCGCGTCTCGGCATTCAGCAGGTCGAGGAAGTCGTAAAAATCTGCGATCTCTCCCTCTGCCAGAGCCTTGGTAATGCGCAGTTCGGCCAGCTGGTTCAACTTCACCCAGGTGAATCCCTTCATAGTGCGCACCGTAAATCCCCAGGCCTCGACCAGCTCGATCGCCTCCTGGTTGTGGGTGCCGGTGTACCACATCGCCAGCACAGCGTTATCCGCGGCGAGCTCCCATACCGGGAGCCGCTTCATATCGAGCAAGCTCATGGTGGGGTAGTGATCGACGGCAGCGCCGTTGCTGATCGTGTTCCCGTAAGACCAGGCCGGGTCGGCATAGATAAGTGAGTAGCGGTTCATAGGACTGACTCCATTTCATCGATATAGAGGCCAGATGCGATAAGCCGGCGGCGCCGGGCCGCTTTATCAATACATTTCTGGCGGTTGCCAGAGGCGGCCTGAGCTATCGAGCGCTTAGTGAACAGGCGCGTTTTACCCTGCGGGGTAATGACCTTTGGCCTTGTGATCAGGTCAAAGGTGCGATCGCAGATGCCGTCCTCGTTGAGCCAGGTTTCCGATGCGATCAGCTGTGCAATGCGGCCTTCCCCCTTGGTTATGCCGTTCGCAACGCGGTTAAATTCGACAAGCGTCACGCCGAACCTCTCCGCTATTTCGCTGCCGGTAACAGGGCGGCCGCGCGTCTGAATCATCCAGATCACGCGCTCGCGAAGGCCGGAGAATTTCCCTGCTTTTCCGGGCCTGCGGTAAAATGGAGTGCGTTTCATTTCCACTGCTCCCCGAAGGTAAAACCGATCTCCTTCAGCGATTCATCCATCTTGCTGATGAACTCCGGCACCATTTCGTTGAAGACGCTCATGTATTTGTCGTCGCGCTCAACAACCACGTGGTGAATGCCTTCTCGCTTCATGCGAGGGTCATAATTCGCGAAATACCATGCATCCTTACCGGTTACCCACATGCTGAATTGCACCTGGGCCATGTAGGCGGATTTGATAGCCTCGAAGCCGCCAAGCCTGAATTTCATGAAGTCGCGAGAGGTGAAAGGGCACTTCAGCTCAAGGCCTCGGCCATCACTGCACAGGCCGTCTGGTGAGCAGGCGGTGCGCATACCTTCGTCACGGAAAAGGATCGGCGACTCGGTTACCTGCACGTCGGTGGTGAACTCAAACAGGGTGCGAGCATCGGCCTCATACTGTTTCCCCCAGGCCAGCGCCTTGGCGTTAACTTCCGGCGCCACGCCGGTGCACACTTCGGCAAGGAGCGTAAGGAAGTAGGACATCTTCATATCAGTCCATTTCTTGCCTGACTTGGGCTTAGAAATGACATTGTGAACTTCCGATGCAGTGATCACGCCCAGGCGTAAGCGGTGCCAGGATTCATCCCCCTGTTCAACGCGGGTAACGTCAATGCCAGTTCGTTCGAGGATAATTTCTGGTGTCATGCTGCCACCTGCGCTTTTTTCTGGAGGAAGCTAAAGCCTTTCTGCGCTTCTTCTTCGGTGAGCTGTGATGCCTGGAAAATGTCACGCTTGAAGATGTTGCTGCAAAGAGGCAGGAAGTCCTGCTCCCAGTCCTTATTCAGGGACGTCAGGAGGTCGGTAATTGCCTGCAGCGTTTCCTCACTGGCCACCAGGGGGAGCGCCTCTGTCGTGCTGCGCGGCGTCACGTCACGCGCATCCACTTCCAGCGTTTTACCTTCCATCTCTTCGGCGGTAGGCTGCTGGCCAATTTCAGGCCACGCCTTACGCAGAGCCTGAGCCTCGGCACACTTCGCCAGCTGGCCATAAGGGCGCTTTTTCCACATAGCATTTGGCGCGGTAGTGTCGCGGCCGGCGGTGGCATAGTTCTCAACCCAGTATTCTTTCGCGCTGAATTCGACGATCTCCCCGCTCGGCATGCGCTTGCTGACCGTGTACTTGCACCATTGAGGTACGGTCACTTCAATACCGGTAAGCGTCAGAGTGACGTCCGGGCCGAACTCTGGTTCTTTTGCGCCAGCGTAATCACCGGAGCGATCGGCCTGAATCCGATAAAGCCCAATGCCAGGCATAACTACATCGCGCCACTCGCTTTTACCCGACTTCGAGTCCTTAACGCTCATTGGCACCAGATGAACGGGCTTAAGAAGCGGATCAAGGTTTCTGGCCCGGCAGTAGTCCAGTGCCATCATCACCGACTCATCCTTGGCGCCAGGGTAAATACTGTTTTTGAGGGCGCTCCAGGTAGCGCCGTCAATGCCTCGCTCGGCAAGAGAGCTGGCTGTAATCACAAGTTCGTTAGCCATTGCTATTCCCCAAAGTTAAAACGGGCAGCCGGTGCGGTGATCCCAGTCGTATTCCGCCTGGGCGTAAGCTACTGCCGAAATGAGATCGTTATATGCCTCGCCAGCTGCATCGCTGCGGAGGCCTTCGTATGGGCTTTTGTCCATCGGCACAGAGAAGCGGAACAGGCCTGACGGCTCTTTCGGCAGCGCGTCGATAATTTCCTGCGCCCGATCGTCAACCCACTTTTGCTTCTCTTCGGTGAGCGTTTGCTCGGCCCACTTACGCTCTTCGATCACGTCGTATGCGCGGTATGCGTTCATAGCTCGCTCCTGAAATTTGGTTGTAAGAATCCCGGCACCGTATTGGCTGCCTGATAGCTCAGTTAAATTCTTCGTTTCGATTACCGGCTGAGACCTTGTCCCAACCCGTTCAGATAAACTTCAACCAGCAAGTCGGTTGTGTAAGTCCGCTCAATCCCGCGATGCAGGTACAGGCGGCCGCGTTTATTTGCTGATGCTGTCCAGGTGCTTTCCCGATGCTTAACGAGCATCCCTGGCAGAACGGCGCCGCGGTTAACGGTCTGTGTCCCGTAATGATGACTAAACATTGAACACCCCCGTAACGTGCAGAATTTTGATAATCAACGCTGTCCAGATAACGCCGCAGATCAGCAGGCAGTAAATCAGTGAACGAATGCCTTGTTTGCTCATTTGCCACCCCAGCATGCGAAGCTAAAAAAAAGGACAGCAACCAAAAACGGAACGACCTTTAACCAAAAATTACGCCATGCAGGCTTGTCTTCTTCGCGGATCATCTCTTCACCTTTGCCTTATCGCGGATAACGGGACGTTTTGACTTCACCCCGGCGTTGCCGGTGTTGTTTGGATGGATTGATAATAGCCAAGGCGATTATTCAGGTCAATCGCTAAAACGATATCAGTAATCGCAAAAGTGATAAGCGTGTGATTATTAAAGTGATTATTTTAAGAAAAAATTTTAGGTAGGCGTTTTTACGAAGGGTTTAGCGGCGGGAGGGCGATAAAAAACCCGCCGAAGCGGGTTATGCGAATCGTTTATATTCGATCGATTGTCTGAGAAGGACTCTGGCCATAACGTAGAACTGGTCTTCATCACCTGGCTCTACATACCATTTTTCATAGATGGGGTTATCTGAAATTACGGCCAGTCGATCCCTTTGCATCTGCAAGCGCTTGACGTGAAGGGTTTTTCCAAAAACAAACACGTAAACTCCATCACTGTCAAAATGGGTAACGCTAATGTCTACGAAAATTTCATCACCGGGTGAGATCGTTGTATCCATGCTATCACCGGTAACGGTGATTACTTTTATGTGATGAGCTGGCCGATTTCCAAATAGCGATCTGGCCTGCTCCGATGTGTATTCGATCGCACGAATCGTCTCTATGAAATCGTTCGTGATAAGTGCACCTGGTCCTGCACTGGCTTTGACATCGAGGACATCCACACGATAAATGCCGTTTTGCGGTGTTACTGGCGTCTGCATTTGCGTGATCTGTATGGAATCAGCAAGCATTTCACCTGCACCAGTGGATAGCCATTCAGGACGCACACCTAACACAGATGCTATTTCCACTGTCTTTCGAGAGCCGTTGGCGCCATTAAGCAGCTTGTTCACGCTGGACTGCGCCATGCCGACCTCTTTGGCAAGCCTGCCTTGCGTATACCCAGCTAATGACATTGCTCGAGCAAGACGCTCAGAGAAATCCATAACACCTCCTCAAAGTAACTCCTTTAATCCTATCGCCGCAGCGATTACTTAGCAAAAAATCGCATAGGCGATTGACAATCTCTTTTGCGATAACCATAATCATCAAAAACCAATAGCTGAGGTGATTATGAAAAACCCCGCAGTAGAAAAAGCGATTTCCATCGCCGGCAGTCAGAAAGAATTGGCCAAGCGATGCGGCAAAGCGCAGTCCACGATCTGCGACTGGCTAAATGGGAAAAAGAGGATTTCTCCTGTGCATGTTCCCGACCTTGTCGCGGCTGTAAATGGAGAGATTAAGGCATATGAGTTTCGCCCTGATCTGCCCTCGATTTTTCCGCCACCAAACAATAGTGCCGCCTGACTGGCGGCCATTCCAAACAACACCAGAGGAAGTATCACAAATGGAGAGTTCAACGACACGCAACAAAGTGGAGGCTCGCAGGATAGAAAGCTGGTTACACAGCCAGATAGCTGAACTGGGGACCACAACTATAGCCAAAGTGGCCGGAGTGAATAAGTCGACGGTGAGTCGCTGGCGGGAAAGTCTGCTGCCGAACATGTCGCTGCTGCTGGCCATCCTGATTTCTAACAGGCCGGGAGATAAAGGTGATTTTGAAGCATGAGTGGGAACAGAAAGGCGAAAGCCGCAGTGCTGGAACACTAACGGCTTTCTACGCGAATTAACTGGATCAATTCACAGGAGTAATTATGCCTAAGAGCAACAGATTTTACCAGGCACAAACACACAAAAATGTTACCCGCGATCGCTTCATTCGCTCGGTTAATCCGGTGGTTGGCATGAAAATGCGCGCCATCCTGGAAGAGCTGAAACGGAAGGAGGAAGGCCGTGAGTAGCCTCGCAAAAGTAATACCTTTCAGACCGTCTGTAACGGTCGTGGAGCGTCAGGTGGCAGATATCGATGATGGGTATACCCGCATCGCTAACGAGCTGCTGGAAGCGGTTATGGCTGCTGATTTAACGGCTCGCCAGCTGAAGGTCGTTCTGGCGGTGATCCGCAAAACCTACGGGTTCGGGAAAAAGTTTGACCGCATTACCAACACCCAGATTGCAGAAATGACCGGCATTCACCATACGCATGTCTGCAAGGCCAAGAACGAGATGATTGCAATGAACATCATCGTTACCAATGGCCTGGCGATCGGGGTGAATAAGGTGATTTCTGACTGGAATTTCAGCATTAGCCAAAATGGCAAATCATTAGCCGAAACAGCTAATGAAACATTAGCCAAGTCAGCTAATACCCATAAGCCAACTCAGCTAAACACAAAAGAAACTATTCAAAAGAAAGAAAGAAAAGATCCCCCTAAATCCCCCAAGGGGGAAAACTCACTCGCTCAGGAAGTGATGGATTACTTCAACGAGCTAACGGGTAGTCGTTGTGCTGCGCTGGCACCTTTTGAGAAAGCTCTCTCCACGGTGAAGAGCAAAGACCAGTGCTACACCGCTGAAGAGCTGAAGCTGGTTATCCGCTGGGCCCATGTGAACTGGGGTCACAGCTTCAAGCCAGAGAACCTGTGTCGTATGACCCGATTTGATGGATACCTGTCAGACGCCCTGATATGGGCAGATGGTCATGGAAGCAACCCGAAAGCCTGTCCGCACGAAGAGATCATCAAGCTCTGGAATGAAAAATTCCCTTCGAAGGCCGTTTCACTGCATGAGTGGAACCGCCGCCGTCCGGCCTATCGAGACCTGGAAGCTGTGTGGAACGGCAAAACCACCCAGGGCAACTGGCGAGAACTGAAGCACATGGGAATGGCCTTCGAGCTGATTAGCAAGTCTTCCCTGTTCGGCACCAGAGGCGATCAGCCATGGCTGACTCTCGACTGGATACTGAATCCGAAGAACTGGGGATCTGTCTACGAGCAGGCCATCAACGAGCACCGTGAGCGCAAGGGAGTCAAAGCATGAGCCGTTTTATCGATTTGTACGTTGAGCAGGCCGTCATCGGCGGGATCATGCTCGCAGCGGGCCGCACAGACGGCGTTGACATGGCGACTGACGCGATTGAGGGGCTGACTGAGGACCACTTCACAGCAACGCCTCACAAGGTGGCTCTGCGGTCCTACAAACGCCTCAACGAGTCCGGGGAGAAGATAGACCTGCTGACGTTGACCAGCGATCTTGAACGGCTTGGCGCGCTGGAAAGTGCCGGGGGATTCGCTTACCTGGCTGAATGCAGCAAAAACACGCCATCGTTCGCTAACCTGGCCGCCTACTGCGAAAAGCTACGGGAAATGCACCTTGGACGTCGTATGACCCTAGCCCTGCAGGTAGGGATACAGAAACTGTCCGAACCATCCAGTGAGGGTATCGCTGACATCATCGGCAACATACAGGCCGATATCTCCGGCATTGAGCACAGTGCGGACTATGGCACTGAGCACATCACCACCGGGATCGACATGTCGTTAGAGGCCATCCAGTCGATTATTAGCGGCGATATCTGGAAGCACAAAACCGAGCTTGGCATGGCAACCATCGACAGAGCTTTTGGCGGGTTTAACAACACAGATTTCATCGTTGTTGGCGGTCGACCGGGCATGGGGAAAACCATGTTCAGCACTACCGTGACCGAGACAGTCGGCCTGAAAAACAAAAAGCCGGTGCTGTTCTTCAGTCTCGAGATGCCAGTGGAACAAATCTCTGAGCGAGTCGCTTTCCACCGGGCGCGGGTAAGCAAAGAAGATCTGCTGAGCAAGGTTAGCGGGAAAATGGACGAGGCATGGGGGAAGGTTAGTCACTGCATGAAGGAGTTCATCGACTCTCCGATCTACATCAACGATAAGCCGTCCCTAAGCGTTCACCAGGTGCGTGCGGAAGCGCGGCGTATGAGTAAGAAGTTGGGCGGACTGGGCGTGATAATCATCGATTATCTCCAGAAGATGCGCATGTCTGACCCGGAGAACATGAACCGCAGCGTAGGGGAGATCGCCACTGGTCTGAAGAACCTGGCGAAAGAATTGCGTTGCCCGGTCATCGCTCTGGCCCAGTTGAACCGAAACCTGGAGCAGCGCGCTAATAAGCGTCCCGTTGCCGCAGACCTGCGAGAGTCTGGCGTCATTGAGCAGGAAGCAGATGTGATCTTCATGGTTTACCGGGATGAGAAGTACAACGAAAACACCGAACTGAAAGGCATCACCGAAATCATCTGTGTGAAGTCCCGCCATGCGCCGGGGGCAGAAAAGACCTACCACTTCAGCAGCCGCTACTCAGGCCTGGACCCGGTAGATTTCACCTACAGCGGCCAGATGCAACAGGAGGCTGACTATGAGTGCTAAGACGATGAAAGGCAAACAGGCAATTCTGCGTTATCTCGAAACGCACCGGACCTTCACTGCGAAGGATGTGTCCGCAGAGTGTGGTATCACCATCAACTGCATCACGAAGAACGCTATCGACCTGGAGCGGGCCAGGAAGATTGTGCGCGTGAGTAAGGTCTGGCGAACGGTGACTTATCGCCTGGCGACACCGGAAGAGCAGGCCGGAACCGCGCGCAACTGCACCAACGGAATATTTCAGGAGTGCCGCAACAGTCCGGCGATGAAGCGGGTACTGGCTGTTTACGGGAGAACATCAGCATGACTATCACATTACAGTCTGTAGACGAGCTCATCGCCTCCCTGGAGAGCGCAGGCGAGCTGTCTATCAGAGAGCAGAAGTTCCTGAAGCTGGCGAAAGCGTTTAAGCAGCTGGCGGCGGAGAATGTAGAGGCAAAAAAAATAATCAGCGAATGCCGGGAGTATTTCATCGCTGGGGTGATGAACCGTATCAGACCAACGAATGAAGGCTACCTGCATATGATTTGCGACACGTTTGCAGACGAAACCCCCGCAACCGCTCGTATCGTAGCCGGGATTAAGGCTGATGGTCGCGCAGAGGGTATCAACTTTGCCGCAAGCCGTCTTGCCGCTGCTTTCAATCACGGATTTGTTGAAAAGCCGATGGCAGAGGTTGGCGATGTGGTGCGCATGATTCTTGACGCTAAAGCAGATTTAGCCAATAGCCCAATACCACCAGAAGATGGCCTGTCAGGAGAGTACGCAGAAAAAGCCCTTGCTGAATGGGAAGTTGAGCTGCGCGAGGGGGCAGACAAATGAGCAAGGTAAACCTTGATTTAGTTGCAAACGCGATGATGAGCAGTATTGAAAATTACCTGTTTGAAATTCTGGATTCTGTTGAAAACGAAGTGGGGGCACTTACGGCAGAAGATCACTACGAGATTAACTCCCTGGTCCGTTGCGCGATTGAAAAGGCATCAACTGAACTTGGAGGTGAAGCGTGACCAATATCACCGAACTGGCGCAACTGCGTGGCCGTACTGTCGACTATCCGTATTACCTGGTTGAGTGCGACTGTGGAAAAATTTATCCCAGCAGTGAATTGAGTGGTGGCGAACCTATGGGCGATTCTGGTGATTATTCAGATTGCTATTGTCCGCACTGTGGTGAAGGCGAAGAGCATTTTGCGGAATGCGCAGACCCAGAAACTGCGTGGAAAGCGCAGCAAGGCAAGATTGATGCGCTGGTAGAGGCGCTGGAGAAGGCGCAGCAGGAGCGCGATGAATTCAGAAACCGTCTCAAACTTGAGCGCTCGATTCTTGAGGATGCCGATAAGCGCATCGCCGAACTGGAAGAAGCAGAGCAAAAACTCTGTGCCGCTAACGTGACGCTTGATGCTCGCGCGGAATTGGCTGAGCGCCAGCTGGCCGAGCTGGAGTCCCGCACCGTGAAGCTGCCAGAGTTATGCGTGGGGGTTGTTCAAGGTGGACATGCGGTAATGGTGCCATATCCAGCAGGACACTGGTTTAACAAGACAGCGATTTTGGAGATGCTGGCCGACGCTGGCATCAAGGTGGAGATTAAATAATGGTAACTTTTACAAGAGAGCAACTTATTGAAGAGGCGAAATACAACCTGGAGCACTGCTTCTGCTCTGAAAAAACAAAAGTTTTAATGGGTATAGCTATTGCCTCCTTAGCTGCTAAACCTGTAGGTCTTTTTGCTCATCGAGCGGGGGTATGGGTAGAGCTATGCCAGGGCGACACATTTGATCACCCAGATGGAATGCCCTTGTTCGCTGGCATCAAGGTGGAGGCTGAGTGATGGCACTGAAACACGATGAACTTTGCCAGATAGCCTGCCGCTTTCTGCAAAACAACGGATTCAAAGTAGCTTTCCACGACCGCTTTGTCGCTGCTGTTGCCACTGGTGAGCAGCCGGACGCTATCGGTTTCCGTAACCTGGCCTCCTGTTTGATTGAAGTTAAGTGTTCCCGTTCCGACTTTTTGGCGGACAAGAAAAAGTCATTCAGAAGGATGCCGAGCCAAGGTATGGGCGACTGGCGCTTTTTCATGGCAGAGCCTGGGTTTATTGAAGTCTCTGACTTGCCGCCAGGCTGGGGCCTCCTGCACGTCAGAAACGGGCGCGTGTACAAAGTCCACGGATGGCCGGGAAACGCGCTGTGGTGTTCACGTGAGCATAAGCCGTTTCAGGCCAACAAACAGGCCGAGTGTGATTACATGTACAGCGCCCTGCGCCGGATGGACCTGCGCGGACATCTCAAAGAGGTTTATGACGGCGTGATCGTTAACAAATCAGAAGGAAACGCGGCATGAGCATATTGACCAAAGAATTAATTCAGAAAATTTTGAATGATGACTGGCTCTTAATGGATGACTGCGAAGGACTTGAAAATTGCACGGTGATTAAAGAACTGGCTCGCATGGCGCTGGCCGCAATGGACAGCGAGCCGGTGGCGTGGACATGGCACTATCGTGAGCAATGGCATGTTACAAACGATGAACGTCGCGCAGAATTTGTCGCAACAGATGGTGATGTGGCTGTACTGCCGCTCTATCGCCACGCGCAGCCAGCGCCGGTAGTGCCGGATGATGTGCTGGACGCATTGCAGAAGGTTGCTCGTATACGCCTCGATCTGAATGACTTCGACGGCGATTGCCGTGGCATCGCTGATTGCCTGTGTGATGCCGAAGAGGCGCTCATCGAGGTGGTGAATCGCCGTGCCGCCATGCTCAACGGAGGTAAGTCATGATCAACCGCAACAAACTGGAGCACATTCTCGAATACGCCAAACAGCAGAGGCACATCGGCCAGTCCTGCAAGGTTCCGCCAGAAGATATGGTCGAAATCATGGAGCGATTGCTCAACGCTGGCAACTCTCCGGTAATTCCGGATGGTTACGTGATGGTGCCGAAGGAGCCGACTGCCGAGATGATTTGGGCTGCAAAATACTGTTTCACATCAACACCAGGCTGGGATGTATTTAAATCTGCGTACATTGCCATGCTCGCAGCCGCCCCGCAGGAGGTGCCAGATGGAAAATGAAGGCGACAACGTCATCACTCTGGTGCAGCCAAAGCGCGACGAAGCTACGCTGCTGAACATCACTGTAGGCGACAAAAAGACATACGATGAACAGCGCTGTAAGCACCTGTCGATTGAAGTCAGTGAAAAGGAACGCACAGTACATTGCACCCGCTGCGGCTGTGCTGTTGATCCGTTTGACCACATTCTCCAGTGCGCTACCAATGGAGAGCGCGTAGTCACTGAGATAGCGCAACTTCACCGCCGTCGTGACGAGCTGCGGGAATCTGTAGCCAACCTCGAACGCGAAGAGAAAAACGCAAAGGCCAGATTACGCGCTGCCAGAACGTCAATCCTCTTCGCAGAAAACGACCTGAAAAATACAGAGCAGGGGATAAAACAATAAAACGCAAACACGCTATTTGTTATCAACAAATCACAGGTTTGTATTTATGCGAATGATAACCAGAAAGAAACCCGCCTTTACTGAGCTGTATCAGACCGGCGTTCTGACTCGCATAGCTGCCGTAAAAAGTCCTGATGGCGGCGGCTGGCGATTGTTCGGATTATGGCGGGGCAAGGAGATAGCGGTATTTGTGGAGGCTGCTCGCGGAGGGATTCGCGAGTGGTCAGGTCTGGACTATCTCGCTAACTTCTGCGCGAGTTGTGGCATTAGCCTGTGGGAAGTTCACAACAAGGTCGCCGAAAAAGCTCCTGAATGACGCCCCTCTCCGGAGGGGTTTTTATCGTATATGCTCATTTTGCTTTTATCCCCGGGAAGGGCGATAATTACTTCGTCAGCCTGGACAACTGACAACTTTACCCCGGCGCCAAGTGGGGACACATGGCGCACAAAACCTTACAGCAATCCCTGTCACCGATGGCGAAAGCCACCGGCGATTTTCTGCATTCAGCGTTTGACCTCTGCGGAGGTGAAGCGTGAAGCAACAATTCTGCCTTATCAACGAACACGTTAAGCATAACGTCGTCAGATTCATCCAGTCTCTGCCCGTCGACCACCGATCGCCGCTGATTATCGAGGCGCGCGAAGAAAGCCGCACCGACAAACAGAATCGTCTCATGTGGCCACTTTTGAAAGACCTGAGCGATCAGGTGATCTGGCACGGTGAAAAGCTGGAGCCAGCGGAGTGGAAAGACCTCATCACCGTACTGGTCAGCCAGATGCAAAACCCGGAGCGTGAGCAGAAATCCGCCCCGGGCATCAACGGCGGCCGCGTCTACTTCGGCGTCCGCACCTCTCAATCCAGCAAGCGCTACATGGTCGAGGTAATCGAGGCGATCTACTGGTTCGGCACCGAGCACAATGTGAAGTTCAGCGAGAAGTCCAGCAGTCGGATTGCATGGGCCCAGGAATGGAGGGCTTCGCATGCACAGCCTGCTCGCTAAGGTCATGGAGCGCGGCATCTTCCGCGTACCGGCGCGCCGCAAGCGCAAGGTTGAAGTTAAACCATCAGATATCCCCACCTTTCACTATACGGCTCACCTGGCAGATGTCCGCTGGCTGCGCCGCGCTGCCAGAAGGAAAATTGCATGAGAATTTATCAACGCATCAACGGCGCTGACTGGCGCAATATCTGGGTAGTCGGCGATCTGCATGGCTGCTACACCAATCTCATGACCCAGCTCGGCAAGGTGGATTTTGACCCGGCGCAGGATCTGCTTATCTCCGTTGGCGACCTCATCGACCGCGGCACCGAAAACGTGGAGTGTCTGGATCTGATTACTCAGCCATGGTTCCGCGCCGTTCGTGGTAACCATGAGCAGATGATGCTGGATGGAGTCGAGGATTACACACTGGAACGGCACTGGCGAGCTAACGGCGGCTCCTGGTATTTCTTTCTCGATGATGATGCCGGGCGCTATGTCAGGAACAACCTGCTACAACGCGTGGCTGATTTGCCGCTGATTATCGAACTGGTGACCGGCGACCGGAAGGTTATCATCTGCCACGCTGACTACCCACACGACGAATATGAGTTCGATAAACCTGTACCGGAAGAGATGGTCATCTGGAATCGCGATCGCATCAGCGACTCTCACGATGGCCTGGCGAAAGAAATCACTGGTGCTGACCTGTTTATCTTCGGACACACTCCTGCGCGCGAACCCGTCAAATACGCCAACCAGATGTATATCGATACCGGTGCCGTGTTCTGCGGCAACCTGACCTTGGTGCAGATCCAGGGTGGTGATCATGCGTAAACCAGCACGTCGTAAATGCGCCAACTGCCGCGAATGGTTCCATCCTTCCCGGGAAGGGCAGGTGGTGTGCAGTTTTGACTGCGCTAGCGCGATCGGCAAAAAACAGACAGCAAAAGCCCGGGAAGAAGCGAAGGCCAGGGTGGTGAAGCGCCAGCGTGAATCCGAGAAGGAGGGGCGCCAGCGTCGCCGCGCTAAGCGTGAGTCATTCAAGACAAAGGCCCAGTGGGATAAAGAGGCCCAGTCTGCCTTCAACCGGTACATTCGCATTCGTGATGAAGGTAAGCCCTGCGTGAGCTGCGGAAGCCCGCTTATCGGCAAGAGCAACTACCTGACCGGCAGCGCTATTGACGCCAGTCATTACCGTTCCCGTGGCGCGGCGTCGCACCTGAAATTCAACGTGTTCAATGTCCATTCCGCCTGCACCCGCTGCAATCGGCAGTTGAGCGGAAATGCCGTTGAATACCGCATTCACCTGATTGAGCGCATTGGCCTGGATCGCGTAGAGCGCCTTGAGGCTGATAACGAGCCTCGCCGGTTCGATATCCCCTACCTGCAGCGCATCAAATCCATATTCACCCGCAGAGCCCGCGCGCTGGAGAAGCGCCGCGCCCGCCATCAGGAGGCCGCATGAGCCGTGACGTTATCGAACGCATCCGCGACCGCTGGCAAAAGCTCCGCCTCCTGCGTAGCCGCGGCACCGTACTGGTTGACTACAAAATATTACGCAATTTCGTCCGTATCTATAAGCGCCTGGGAGAGACAGCATGACAGCTCAATACTTGGAATTTGTTCGCCAGCAGCTGATAGTGGCCACCGCCGATCTGAGCGGTGCGACGAAAGGGCAACTGGTAGCCTTTGCTGAGAACGCGCAATTCACCGCTACGGCGCGCAGCCGGGGAAGGAAGAAGGTTTATAGCGAAGTAAAGCAAAAAATGGTTAACCCGGATGGGCCGCCGATGAGCGGCAGTCAGTCCCGCGCTAAGGGTTCATCAATCGCTCTCGTTCTGCCCGTTGAGTATTCTACGGCAAGCTGGCGCCGGGCTCTGCTGTCGCTGGAAGAGCATCAGAAAGCCTGGTTGCTGTGGAACTACAGCGAGAACATCCGCTGGGAGCACCAGGAGACGATCACCCGGTGGGCATGGGAGCAATTCAACGAAAAACTGGCCGGTGTGCGCATTGCAAAGAAAACAGTCGATCGCCTGCGTCAACTTATCTGGCTGGCGGCGCAGGATGTCAAAGCAGAACTGGCAGGCCGGGAGACTTATGAATACCAGGCGCTGGCGGAACTGGTTGGTGTAGCAAAGTCCACGTGGACAGAAACCTACCTTCCTCATTGGCTGGCGCTGCGCAGCAGTTTTTTGAAGCTTGACAGCAATGCTCTCATATCGGTAACGCGATCACGTTCACAACAAAAGGCGACAAATTTAGATGTAAGTCTTGCAAAACCGAACTGAAAGGCATATATTTCATGTAAATCTGATATCGTCGCCATAGCTTCGATTGTCGACACACAAAGAATTCAAGCCCGAGGTTAACGCCTTGGGCTTTTCTATGCCTGCGATCTGGTCAGGGCTCTTGGGTAGAGACGTGCTGCACGACACGTCGACACCCGCCGGTAAGAGCTCTGAACCAGACTGAAGTTAATCAGCAATAAGAAAACTGCATGTCATCATTTGCTTACATCTTATTGACCAGAAAATTAACATCTTGTTAATCTATTCGTGTGGTGAATCCCCCTGTGCGGTGGGGCGACCAGTCACTTACAGTGATCTGTAAATGCAGCGCGGGCCATGCCGACTGGGGCATGCTCACCGGGAGGCACCCGGCACCACGCAGTACTACTAAGACATTTGGTAGTGGGGTTGCTGTTTCGGCTCCTCCAGCTATGTTTAAAAGGTAGTAACGGAAAACGAGCGCTCTCCTGGTAAATCGGTAGCTCGGACTATTAGGTGCGCCTCGAACCGTTGAAGAATCAGTATTTCCTACCTTCTGCCCGCCCCTCTGAGCGGGCTTTTTTTCGCCTAATTCAGGCAAAACCATAAAGCATTAAGGGCTGCGCTATTTCGCGGCCTTTTTCATTTCAGGGTCAGAAGCACAGCGGTTGTGCGTTCGGCTGTTAACCGAATGGTCGAAGGTTCGAATCCTTCCTGTCCCGCCAAATTAGCGCCATTAGCTCAACCGGAGAGAGCAATAGCCTTCTAAGCTATCGGTTTCAGGTTCGAGTCCTGAATGGTGCACCAGATAATGGCCTGACCTGATAACGGGTTCATACCACAACTTATCAGGGGCGTTGCTGCAACAGCGTCGCAGGCCGCCAGACCCAGCCAGGGTATTTTCGGTCATCACCGGCATTGCTATTACCCTCATGCTTATTGCCCGATTTTTCGCGGGCTTTTTTATTTTCAGGGTCGCGGGAATCACCCTCGACGCTTTGTTGGTAAATCAGCCCGACGGCCCTGAACCTTTTACAGACTACAGACAGCACCCCGAACATTATCGGAGGTGGAGACTATGAAAATGCCTGACAAAATCTTTTCGGCGGCCTCGTACTGCACGTCAGGCGGCCTGATATGCACAGGGCTGGCAAGAACCTATGACTGGTTTCATGGCCTTGACTGGAATTTTATTGCCCTGGCCAGCGGTGTGATAATCGGTGTAGCGACCTACCTGACCAATCTCTACTTTAAGCGCCGCTGGACGAAGATGTATCAGCAGTCCCTCGATCGTGGTTATGGTGGCCCGCCACCGCAGGATGAATAGCGATGGCTAACCTGAAAACAAAACTCAGTGCGGCCATGCTGGCGCTTATCGCTGCTGGCGCATCAGCTCCCGTTCTCATGGATCAGTTCCTGAATGAGAAAGAGGGCAATAGCCTCACGTCATACCGCGATGGCGCCGGCATCTGGACGATATGTCGTGGAGCTACCCGGGTAGATGGAAGACCTGTAACGCAGGGGATGAAGTTAACCCAGGCTAAATGCGACCAGGTAAATGCCGTCGAGCGCAATAAGGCGCTGGCATGGGTTGATCAGAATGTGCGGGTTCACCTCACGCCTCCTCAAAAGGTCGGAATTGCCAGTTTCTGCCCCTATAACATCGGGCCCGGTAAGTGCTTTCCTTCCACTTTCTACCGCAAGCTGAATGCCGGTGACCGTAAAGGCGCCTGCGCTGAAATTCGCCGGTGGATTTTTGATGGGGGAAAAGATTGCCGCGTGCGTTCCAACAATTGTTACGGCCAGGTCTCTCGCCGTGATCAGGAAAGCGCACTGGCATGTTGGGGGATAGAGGAATGAGCCGCACAATTGCATTTTTTGGCGTAGCCATAATTAGCCTGATTCTTATCCTTTGGTGGGGGATGAGTCATTTTCATGAGGCGTATCGGACGGAAAAAAACCGCGCTGATAACGCAGAGCAGCAGGCAAACGCAGCTCAGGCCATTACCTCCAACGTTCTGACCACCATGACCATTTTCAACACCATCGTTGAGGCTAATAAAAATGCAAAAGAGCAGATCGCACTGGACGCATCGGGAGCCTCGGCTGATATCCGGGTTGCTGTTGCGAATGATGATTGCACTAATCGCCCTGTGCCTGCTGGCGCAGTTAAGCGGTTGCAACAATACGCGAACGGTCTACGTCAAAGTGCCGGCGGTCCCGTTACCGGCGAGCCTGATGGCTGACACTCCGCAACCGGAAATCCCTGACAACCTGACGTGGGGGCAGAGCCTGGATTTAAACGTCAGTCTGCTATCAGCGCTGGGGCAGTGTAACCGGGATAAGGCCGACATACGTCGGTCTGAAATATTTAGAGGGAAAAATTAGTCATATCCGGCAGTTATTAAAATGCCATCTTTCTCCCCGTAAGTAGCGTGTCTATAATGCCTTTGCCGATTGGCTACAACATAAGGTGTGACATGAAAAACGGTATTTACTTCGTAACCTTCAGCAGCAATAACCATGATGTTGGACAAGGCACTGTAGTAGTAAAAGACAATGCCATCAACGGTGGTGATTTCGGGTTCACTTACCAAGGCCATATTCAGGGCGATACATTAGATTTGCATGTTTCTCAGCATAATCCTCAGGCGGTGAATGTCATTCAAGGTGTAAATGACTACACGATGGAAATGAGCATTGTAGAAGTGCAGGGGGGTTACCTTTTATCAGGGGCTGTTAAAGGAATTCCACAAGCTCGGCTTAGGGTAAGTGCAAAATTCATTGGTGAGTTGGTTTAGAGAGTATTCTTTATCCCAAACCCGCTGCGGCGGGTTTTTTTATGGGCATTACAGAGCCACTTCAAGAGGTGGCTCGATAATGTCACAACGAGGTAAGGACTATGGCAAAACCGGACTGGGGAGCACTGCAAGACCAGTTCCTCGCCGAGCATGCCAAAACAGGAATATCCCCGAAAGACTGGTGCGCAGCGCAGGGACTGAATTACTCATCTGCGAAACGCTATATCAAAGTAACGACTTACGGTGCGAATTCGCAAAAAAAAAGTGCGAATAAATCTGCGAATTCGCAGAAGGAGAAAGGCGGGGCCAATAAAAACGGGAAGGTGAAAAAAAACCAGCCTGACACAGGCACCCGCTCAAAATCTCCAGAAACGAAACCGATACGCGGATCGCGCACCGCACCGCCGACGAACGCTTTCCAGCCTGGCAACCAGAACGCATTAAAGCACGGTGGCTACGGCCGGCGGATGCTGCTCTCTGACGCTATCAGCGAAGATGCCCAGATGCTCACGCTCGACGATGAGCTTTTCTGGCTGCGTGCGGCGAGCCTGACAGCGGCAGAGAATATCGGGCGCTGGCAGACAGAGCTGGAGACGGCAGACAGCGAGCAGGCCAAAGATCTGCACGACCTTATCTCTCAGGCGCAGAAAGCCATGCATCGCAACACAGCTCGCATTGAGTCGCTGGAGTACACCAAGGCGGCGATTATCAAGCAGCGCGTTGATGCCGCTTACCGCGAAGCCGCGACCGAAAAGGTTGAGCTCGAAATCGATGTGCTGAAAGACGGCGACAAGGATAACGCGATCGTCGTGCATAACTCGCTGCCAATCCCGGGAAGATAAATCATGGCCGACATTTACCTACCCACGCTACACAACGGGCAGTTAACGGTATGGTCTGACTCCTGGGAACACCAGTTAAATGCGGTTCGCTGCGGTCGGCGCTGGGGGAAAACCTTCATGCTATCGAGCGCCGCGGTGACCTACGCAACGTCGCAGTTTCGGCGCCCGGGCATGGACATCGAGCTGGGCGGGCGGGTCGGTATCTTCACTGCCGAGTATCGCCAGTACCAGGAGATCTACGACAAGCTGGAAGAAATCCTGTTGCCGCTGAAAAAGAGCTTCAGCCGGCAGGAAAAGCGCCTGCTGCTGAAGAACGGCGGGAAGATTGACTTCTGGGTCACCAACGACAACAAACTGGCCGGTCGTGGTCGTGAGTATGAAATTATCCTGATCGATGAGGCGGCGTTTACCAAGTCGCCTGAAATGCTGAAGGAAATCTGGCCGAAGTCGATTAAGCCGACGCTGCTGACGACTAAGGGCCGGGCCTACGTATTCTCAACGCCTGACGGTGTGGACGAAGAAAATTTCTTCTATGCCATTTGCCATAACAAAGACCTTGGCTTCCATGAGCATCATGCTCCGACGTCTTCAAACCCCTTCGTTCCGCCCGAGGAGCTGGAGAAAGAGCGACAGAACAACGACCCTCGCGTTTTCCGGCAGGAGTTTCTGGCCGAGTTCGTCGACTGGTCCGCTGCGTCGCTGTTCGACGTCCGCAAATGGTTTGAGGGTGAAAACCAGGATCAGCCCGTCGAATACCCTGAGATGTGTCAGGCCGTCTTCGCTGTCATGGATACCGCCGTTAAGGGCGGTACAGAGCACGACGGCACGGCGGTGGTTTACTACGCCGTAGACACCCGGCCCGGCATTCAGCGCCTGACCATTCTCGACTGGGATGTGGTGCAGATCGACGGCGCGCTGCTGGAGGAGTGGATTCCGTCAGTTTTCACCCGGCTGAATGAGCTATCCGGCCAGTGCGTCGCTGTAAATGGCAGCCTCGGCGTTTTCATTGAAGACGCCAGCATGGGCAGCATCCTCCTGCAGAAAGGCGAAAGCCTGGGATGGCCGGTCAACAAAATTGAATCCGCCCTGACCAGTAAAGGGAAGGACGAACGCGCCATTATGGCCTCTGGGTATCACTACCGCGGGCTGGCGAAAATTTCCCGATACGCCTACGAGAAGACGGCCGTCTTCAAGGGCGAAACAGCAAACCATCTGCATAAGCAGGTATCACGATTCCACCTTGCCGATAAGAACGCGCACAAGCGCGCCGACGATTTGCTGGATGATTACACCTACGGGCTGATCATCGCGTTCGGTAGCGGCGACGCACTCTAGCGAGAAAACCAATGAACGAAGATGATATCGCAATCGGCAGTTGCTCGCCGGAGCTGATCACGCTCCTGGACAGCGATGACATTCAGCCGGGTATGTCGGCTGGTTATCAGACCTGCAAAACGATTTACCTCTTCCACCCGTTGGGCGGGAAAATGGTAGATCGCCCGATCAAGATGGCGATGAACGAATCGCGCACCGTTCACATTTCTCAGGCGTATGGCATTGAGCAGCGTCTCCGCGATGCATTTGAGCGGGAGTGGAAAGCGCTGGGCGCCGATAAGCACATCGCTAATGCGGCGCGCATCTCTCGCATTTACGGTGTTTCGGCGATCGCAATGCTGGTTGATAACCAGGAGCCGTCCTCTGCGGTGGACTACCGCACGCTGTATAAGCACAACGTGACATTCAACATTCTCGACCCGCTGAACACCGCGGGGAGCATCGTTCTGAACCAGGACCCGAATGCGCAGGACTTTCAGAAGGTCGACGGGATCAGGGTGGCGGGCAAGCCGTATCACAAATCCCGCTGCGTCGTGCAGCAGAACGAGGACCCGATTTATCTGGCCTATAACTCTGCGGCCTTTGGCTTTACCGGTCGCAGCGTATACCAGCGTGCGCTGTTCCCGCTGAAATCCTTCATCCAGACCATGCGCACTGACGACATGGTTTCCGTGAAGGGTGGCTTGCTGGTAACGAAGATTCAGGGACCGAGCTCAGTCGTTAACAACATGATGCAGAAGCTCAGCGGCATCAAACGAATGATGCTGAAGCGAGGGAAGACAGGCGAAGTCCTGCAGATCGGCGCAAATGACAGCATCGAATCCATCGACCTGAGCAACCTGGAAAAGCCGCTCGACTCCTCCCGCAATCACATTCTGGAGAATATCGCTGCGGCGGCTGATATGCCGGCTATCATCCTGAACTCGGAAACGTTCGCTCAGGGCTTCGGTGAGGGGACGGAAGACGCTCGTTCGGTTGCGGTCTACATCGACAACATCCGCGAATGGCTTGAGCCGCTGTATGACTATTTCATCCGCATTTGCCAGTACCGCGCCTGGAGTATTGAGTTTTTCAATTCTCTGCGTGCTGACTTCCCGGAGCTGAAAAACACTTACAGCCTGTACTTCGCCTCATGGATTAACAACTTCGAATATCGCTGGCCGTCATCCCTGAAAGAGCCGGAAAGCGAAAAAGTGAAGGTCGACGAAATCCGCTTTAAGGCGATCGTCAGCATGCTGGAAGTGCTGCTTCCACAGGTCAACACGGATGATGAGAACCGCGCTCTGCTTATCGAGTGGGCGCAGACCAACGCGAACGCTAACGAAAGCCTGTTCCCGCAGCGGCTCGATCTCGATATCGACTCGCTAAAGGTTAACCGACCTCAGCAGCCGCAGGTGGATGAGCCAGGCGGCGGGATGATGCTATGAAGACTTTCACGCGCACCGTACGCGAGGCGGTGAAGTTTTTTCTGCGCAATGGCTACACTTCGCGGCAGGAGCTGGAGCAATGGCAGGCCATTATCCGGCAGGCGGCTGAAAGCGAAACTGATGACGACTACATGAGCATGGTGTCGGATCGGTTGCGGAAGACCTATGACTTACAGGTGAGCAAGGCTGGAGCGCTGGAGCGCCACAAGGGTCTTTCACGCTTCACGCTGAACTACATGGAGCCGAAGTTACGCAGCGAGCTGGATCGCCGCATCCTGGCCAGCGCTGACCTGATAAAGCTGAATCGCACCGCGGCGATTAACAAAACCGTTCAGCGTTTCAGTGGTTGGGCAACCAGCATACCGGTGCAGGATTATGTCGGTGGCGGTCTGTCACCATCGTCGCGAAGCGGGGTTAACTACAACTGCGATCATATCCAGAAGAGTGCCCAGCAGGTCGATTATGAAGCGCGTCGCGTGATGATTGACCAGAGTCATAAGTTGATCGCCAATATCGACAACATCATCGCGACGAGCAACAACGCGATTGCAGCCGAGTGGCACAGTCACTGGCGTCAGGCAGGGTATGACTACCGGGAAGACCACAAGGAGCGTGACAAGCTGGTCTATCTCATCCGCGGAAACTGGGCGCAGAAAAATGGCTATGTCAAAGCTGGTCCCGCCGGCTATCTCGACGAAATCACACAGCCTGGCGAAGAGGTTTTCTGTCGGTGCTACGTCACCTATCTGTACAACCTCCGCAGCATTCCCGAGGACATGCTAACCCAGAAGGGCCGCAAGTTCCTGGAGTCCATGAAAGCAGCATAGGAGCATTAAAACGTGGCTATTTTTGGCAGCGGGATAATGTTCCGTCAGGGGAAGTTCGTCTTCCTGATCCAGCGCTCGGATGATGGCACATGGTGCCAGCCGGGCGGGACGATAGAGCCGGGAGAGTTAGCCATAGACGCCGCACGGCGCGAGGTGCTGGAGGAAACAGGCTATCAGTACGATGGCCCGCTGACGCCGCACAGCGTACATGGTGACTACCTGACCTACCGCGCCGACGTGCCGGAGCAGTTCGAAGCGAAGATAAACGACGAATCGCTGGCCGCCGGATGGTTCCATATTGACGATCTGCCAAAGCCGCTTCATCAGCCATTTGCTGAAATGCTGGCTCAGCAGGCGCTCAACGAAACCGATGTGGCCGCTCTCATCGCTGACGGAACGCTAAGCAGCCCGCAATATTTTTACAACATGTGGATGTTCGCCATCCGGGTGACCGGAACAGGGGTTACCTGGCGATCTGCAGATCAGGAGATGACGTTCCGTAACCCGGACGACTATCTCACCCCTGAATTTCTCCAGCGGGTAGCTGGCGTACCACTTATCTGGCTTCACCCCGAAAAAAGAACACTTGATAGCGACGAGTTCTCAAAGCGCGTTATTGGCACCCTGACAAATGCCTGGGTTGCCGATAAGGGCGAAGTGTGGGCCGTTGCGCGTGTGTACGACGCCGAAGCTGCTGAAATTATGGCAACAAGGCAATTAAGCACCTCGCCAACTGTGAAGTTCTCTGAGGTTGCTCAATCAATCATTGTCGACGGTCAGCCTCTACTGGTGGAGCCATCCCCCGAGCTGCTCGACCACGTTGCAATTTGTGAACAGGGCGTGTGGGACAAGCTCCTTGCCCCTACCGGTGTTAAATCTGATTCCATTCCTGAAGAGGCTGAAAAGATGGACGAGGAAAAAATCGTAGCGCTGATTAATAAGGCGATCGATGCGCGTTTGGCTAAGGCCGACGAAGAGAAGGAAGCGAAAGCCAAGGCTGACGCCGATGAGGCCGCCAAGAAAGAAAAGGCGGACGCAGAAGAAAAAGAAGCGGAAGAGGCGAAAGCTAAAGCCGACGCGGAAGAGAAAGCCGCGAAGGAAAAAGCTGATGCTGAAGCCAAAGAAAAGGCAGATGCCGAAGAAGCTGAGAAAATGGCAAAAGAAAAAGCCGACTCTCAAATCCGCCAGGAAATTGCTGAGCTTCGCTCCCGTATTCCTACCGAACTGAGCGACGAAGAGCGCAACGAAGTTGCTGAAGCGCAGGTGAAAGCCGATAGCGTCTTCTCCAGCTTTGGCAAGCGCGCTCCGATCCCGCTGTCCGGTGAAAAACCGATGGCGTATCGCCGCCGCCTGATGATTCAACTGCAGGAGCATTCGCCGGACTACAAAGCCGTCGATCTCTCTGCCATCGCTGATTCTCAACTGCTGAGCACTGCCGAAAAGCATATCTACGCTGATGCCCAGAAGGCGGCCAGCCTGTCAGTCGGCCCGGGCATGTTGCGCGAGATTAAGCGCGCTGATGCAACTGGCCGCCAGATCAGCACCTTTGAAGGCGATCCCGCCGTCACCTGGGCGCCGTTCCAGTCTGGCAAGCGTCAGGTCACCAGTTTTAACAACCAGGCTTAACGGGAGCTCTGAAGCATGGCTAATTTATCTCTTAACCCGATGGCGACCACTAATGCCGCTGGTTCCTTCGGTGTGCAGTCTGATGGCTTCATTCAGGGCGTTGCTCTGGATGATCCGGCAAACCGCTTTAACCTGGCGTCCGGCACTGTCGCCGCCACCGAAACCAAACCGCTGTGGGGTGGCCTGCCGGTTGCCGAGTTGCTGCCCGGCGTGAGCTCCAGTCCTCGCGGGTCGACTATTCGTCGCGCCGTGTCTCTGGCTGAGCTCGAAGGCTTCACCGTTTTCAACCAGGCTCACAACGGGCTTACCACTCCGCAATCACCGGTTCCGCTGTATGCGTCCGGCATGAGCGTTTCATTCTACCGCCTTGGCTCCAACATGCGCGTTCCGCTGAAAGCTTCAGCGCAGGTGGTCGCGCTGGGAACCGCTGGCGCATCAGTGAAAACGCCGCTGGCGTGGGACTTCGTCAATAACCAGGTCACCACCGCAGCCGCGGCGGCTTTTGCCGGTGCTGACATTGCCACCACTGCCGTGACCTATTCGAACGGCGTGGCCACCGCCACCACCGCCTCTGCGCATGGACTGACCGCTGGCCAGTACGTGAAGATCAGCGGCGTAGCTCCGGCGGCCTATAACGGCACCGTCGTTGTGCTGACCGTGGGCAGTGCGACAACCTTCACCTATGCGCCTTCCAGCGCGCCGGGCGGCTCAGCAACTACGCAGGGCACTATCGGTGCTGTGGCTCAGGCAGACATCACCCTGCCGGTGAAAGTCATCTCCATCGAGAGCGGGAACTCTAAAACTGTCAGCTATGACAGCGCTACGGGCTTCCTTACCTGGAACAACACCGACAGCTGCGCGCTGGTCTTACTTTAATCGGGAGCTTTAAATGGCTGCAATTACCCCCAGCTACACCATCGTCAACCCGTCGTATATTGCGCCGGAGTTGATCATTGGTTACCAGCAGGCGTCCGGTGCGTTCGAAACCATCGCCAGCGGTAACCCGCAGGTCCGCCTTGGCGTAGGCGACCAGTACGTTTATATGCGCCGCCTGGATATCCGTACCCAGGTAACCTCCAGCCAGTCCGGCAACGCCAACCAGCTTCCGAGCGTGGCGCTCGAGGCGCGCATGATCTCCACTCCAACCTACCTGTTCCGCTGCCGTGGTATCTACGATCACCACGACACCGCGGCGGCAGGTAACTGGAACGTGGCACTGCCAGAAGCTCAGCGCCTTGGCATGCGCCAGGGTATCTTCCAGCAGTTGCGTTCTGCGTTGCTGTACGGCATGAACCCGGCAGGCGGAGAAGGTCTGTTGAACACCGCAGGCGCGACCACCGAAACCCTGCCGGCGGACAGCAGCGGCAATACCACTGTGCTGACCTATGACCACGGACAAATGGCGGTCTATCTGCTGGGCCATGTACAGGCCGCGCTGACCCGCACCATGCAACTGGGTCGCCAGCAGCGCGTCGTTATCCTCGGGCCGCAGCGCGTGCTGGGCGCTATGGAGATTCAGCAGATCGTTCAGCTGACCTCTTATCAGCGTCCTGGAGGCGGTACTGATACAGTCGGCGGAACCGTGAAAGAGGTTCTCCGCGGCGCGAATGTCCAGGTTGACTGGGTGTACGACGACACGCTGATCGGCGCCGGTGCCGGCGGTACTGACGCGGTAGTTATCACCATCCCGGAAGTGGAAGTGCCGATGGTCAACTCCACCGTGAACACCAACGAATTCGCCAAACTGAGCCCGTCTCTGGCGGCGAATGCCCTGATGTTCACCGACATGGCGGCACCGATGGAAATCCCGACGCCAATCCCCGGGGGCGCTATCGACGTGCTGTCAGAAATGCGCTCTACGGCTGGTTGGGCAGTCCGTCCGGAAGCTATCACCATCCTGTCGATGGCATACAGCTCCTAAAAAACGAAATTGAGAAGTGCTTAAGCCTCTGCATGGTTCGCTGTGCAGGGGCTTTTTTACGAGGGTAAACAATGAAACTGTTCATCGCCAACACTACCAAGCAGCGCCACATCTTCACTTTCCGCCAGCTGGAAACCGGGCGCCTCCGCCAGATCCCCATTGAGCACGGTTCGCAGATGCAGGTTCTGGATGGTTCGACCGAAGAAGTCGAAGCGGTTATTCAGCATCATCAGGTTTACGGCCTGGTTGACTCAACCAAAATCGACCAGAGCCAGGCATTTGTCGGCCTGTGCTACAGCATCAACAAACCAGTTTCCGCCAGCGTTATTGAGAAAACCATTCGCGATAACGATGGCCATCTTACCCGCGGCGCACATAACCGCCGGCAGGCATCCGTCGCTGCGCTGGATAACACATTGCGCGAAAGTGGTATCGGCTACGAGGGTGACATGGAATTCAGCGCAGAGCAGGCCAAGGGGCGCGATGACCATTCTGACGATCCGACCATCAACGAAAAAATTGTCACGCCGAAAGCCGGGAGCAAGAAGAAATGACCACCAGTCTGTCGGGATTTATCGAATTCGTTCGATCTGATATGGGCATCACCCCCGACCAGGTTCCCGACGACTCGCCGTCTTTTTCTCTCGCCTATGGCGGCGCCGTTGAATGGGTAAACCCTGACATCGCGTGCGTTATGCCGAACATGTACAGCATCGCGGTTTATAACCTTGGGGCGTCGTTTCTCATCAATTACGGGACAGAGGCTGTGTTTGCTGAGTTCCGTAAACAATATGGTCTGAATGACTTCAAGGCCGGGGTTATTACGGGCGCCGGGGATAACTCTACCAGCGCCCAGCGCCTGGTTCCGGACTTCTTCAAAGACCTGTCGCTGGCAGACCTGCAGATGCTCCAGGACCCATGGGGGCGTCGCTACCTGATGATCGCTCAGCAGTTCGGGAGCCTGTGGGGCTTGTCATGATCACCTTTCATCTGGGCGTTATCGATATCCCCTATGAGGGCGAGGACACCACGACGGGGAGCGTGGCGGAAGAGCTGGAAGCAAGGTATCAGATTATGCAGACGTTCTTTGACCGCTACGGGAACGACATTGCTGATTTGATGAGCAAAGACCTCGCCGCAGCGCTTGAAAACATGTTCGCTGGCGCGCCACCGGCAAAAGACCCGCTCGCTGAGTCAATGTCCAAAGTTCACGATCTCTTTGTCGGCTTCCTCGATAACACCGAGATGAACGGCCTCCCTGGCGTACCAACGCGCCGCGCGCTTGAGGGCATATCGAAGCGCTTTAAAGGCAAAAAGGGTCCGCCGCGACCTTCGTTCATTGACACAGGAACCTATCAGGCAGCTATGCGAGCCTGGGTAAGCGGGGTGCTAAATGCCTTCCCTGAGTGAGTTACAGAACGCCAAAACCGAGCTTAACGCTACCCTGACGCAGGGTCTGGATGATCTGAGCCGGTTTCAGGTGGTGACGTTCACGAAGTACATCAGAAAGGTGCTTCCGCTCGATGGCTTCGTGTTCTGGGTGAAAGCCTCGGTCCTGTCTGACGATCCGAACAATGAGCCGGACACGGTGGACGTGAAAGGTTATTTGCACCTGACGACCGAAACCATTCAGGACGACGAGCAACTGTACGATCGCAACGTGGTGACGTTCACCGCACAGGCGGACATCGACCCGTTTAACGACATCGGGTCAGAGGTGCTGTACATCGGCGAGTTTTTTGGCATTCAGTTCTCGTTCTCCCGGCGTACCGGGCTGAATGAGCCGGCGAACCTGTACCACTACACCGGAGAGGCTATTTTCCCGCACATGCGGTCGCAGATCATCAACTCTGCGGATGACATAGACCTCTCTGACGTGGTGGTGTCGAGCTCGTTGCCGATCTGGTTGGCCCTGAATCAGTACATGCCGATGTTCCCGGCGATGCTCTCAACGCAGAACCTTTCTCCGCCCTATGCGACGGTGAAATGCAGTAACACGTCACCGATCGCCGGCGCGTTCTATCTGGACGAGAAGCAAAACCAGTATCAGCTGGTATCGGAAGATGTGACGCTTTCAGTCACCGGCCTGCGTAACGCCAGCATTGAAGACTTTGTGCGGTATGTGCAGGACTACACGACCGGCGATGCCCCGGAGATGGGGATCATGAATATTCCCGTCGTGCAGGATGAGCGAGTCACTCAGAACGAGCTCAACATCATTGCCATGCGTAAGACCATCAAATTCAAAATCAATTACTACCAGCAACGGATGCGTAATTTAGCGCGCCAGTTGATCACGTCTGCAATTCCGTCCATTGACCCGGAGAAATAAGTAAATGGCAATTGTTAATATTAACGTGTCGGTGACGAATCCGCCGAAGCCCTCGCAGTTGTTAAAGTCCGGGGCGATGATTTCTATGGGCGGCACGACGCTGAATGCCGGTGAATATCAGCTGCTGACCAGTGAAACCGACCTGGCCGACATTCTCGCACCGGCGAAAACCATCTCGACGCTCGCCTGGGCTACTGGCGTGGTAACGGTCACGCTGGCTGCCGCTCACGGATGGGCTAACGGATCACAGGTCCCGGTGATCATCTCCGGAGCGACTCCGGCGGGTTACAATGGCGCCTATACCGCTACGGTGACAGGTACCAACACCTTCACCTATCCGCTGACGACCAACCCCGGCACAGCAACGGCAGTGGGTACGGTAAAAACGGTAGTTCAGAACGAAATTTCCCAGATGAATACCTCGTTCTGGGCACAGGGGAAGACGCGAGCAGTTTATGTGCTGGAGCTGGGCGATGTGTCCATGGAGGCAGCTGTCGCAGCGCTGACAACCTTCATCGCTGAAGACGTCGCCCTGGGCAACACCTACCAGAAGTTTTTCTCCTATCTGGTGCCGCGCGAATGGGATTCGGTCGATGAATTTAAAACCCTGACCGGGCTTTATACCTCGCCGGGCAGCCTGGTTTACTTCTTTGTCACCACAACGATCGCCACCTATGAAGCGTGGACTGCGACGAAAAACAAAACTGTCTTTGCCGGCGTCGAGGCTCCGGATATTCCGGCGAGCGAGTTTTCCATGGCCGGCCCGTTCCAGTCGTCCCTGGCAAACGACCCGGGGTCGAGCAACATGGTGCCGCCGATGTCGTACCGCTTTATGTACGGCCTGACTGAGTACCCGCTGGAAGGCAACAGCGCACTGCTGAAATCGCTGCAGGACAGCAACATCAACTACATCGGCACCGGCGCCGAAGGTGGACTCAGCAATAAAGTGCTGTTCACCGGCCGCATGCTCGATGGTAACCCGTTCAACTACTGGTATTCGGTGGCGTGGACGGCGATCAACCTTGAGCTCGACCTGGCGAATGAAATCATCAACGGCTCCAACACGACCGTTAACCCGCTGTACTACGAGCAGAAGGGCATTGACCGCCTGCAGCGTCGTGCTCTGAAAACCTTGCGTAATGGCATCAGCTACGGGCTGATCCTCGGTCGCGTCATTGACACGCAACTGACGCAAGAAGATTTCAACACCGAGTATGACAAAGGCACTTACGCTGGCAACGCCGTGATCAACGCCGTGCCGTTCAGTAACTACAACAGCCTGAACCCCTCCGATTACCAGGAAGGCAAATATAACGGGCTGAGCGCCGTCATGACGCCGCGCCGCGGCTTCGAATCCATCACGTTTAACGTGAACGTAACGAACTTTGTAGGGGCGTAAAAAATGGCGAACCCATTAGTACCGCAGGGCTTTCTTAACCGCGTACGCGGGGCTCTTTCCGTCACGGATACACCGGCGCTGAACGTCTCGGCGTCGTACCTGGCAAAGGACGGCATTAGCCTGCGTCCGGATGGCCCGGCGACCGACATCATCCCTACGATGACCGGCACCGTCGGCAGCCAGGCACCGTATCAGCAGGTAACGCTGACTGTGCATCTCCTGAAAACTCAGGGGCTGGGCGAAAGCTACCGGCAGCGCTTTTTAACCGACACGTCGCTGGGTGAAATCGTGGTGACGCCGGATGCAACGACGTTCGGCAATATCACGCTGCTCAACTGCTATCTGGTCAACTTCAACGAGCTGGCTTTTAGCGGGATGGACCCGGCTTTTGTGGTAACCATCAGCGGCTATATGGTCACTAACGACAACATGTGGGTGTAATGCATGAAAATTGACAAGAAACTGAATCTGGTCACCAGCGTTACCCGCGAAGACGGCTCGATCGTATACCTGCATGTGACGCCATTCCCCTATGAGGTGGTGGAAGAACACTGCATCCTGCTGGGGAACCTGTTCACAAAATTCATCTCGCAGGTGGGTGGTCTTGGCGCCGCCAGAATCGCCGCGATGATGCTGAGGCAGAGCCTGAAAGCGGAAATCGATAACGGTCGGACAGGTCCGAACATCGTTGATGAAATTCAGCGACTGACGGTCGTTATCCATAACGTCGGCGGCCAGTGGAAAACCACGCCTCTTGAGGTGGCATTCAAGCAGGGGATTATCGACCCTGATGAGTATCGCGAGGTCGAAGGCGAAGTGGTTTTTTTTATGGTTTCCTCTGCTATTCAGAAGGCAAACCTGATCGCACCGACCGTGGGAACGGTGATCAAAATGTACGATGGGCAACTAACCTCATCGAGCGTTACGGCGTTCCGCGATTCGTTGCAGACGTCGAAGCCGGATACCGATATCCCGACCCAGAATGCCCAGCCGGAAACGTCATTTATACCCTCTTAGACTGGGCGTCTAATGAGGGCTTCTGGCAGGTGATAAGGGAGATCACCGGCGAGGAGTATGCAAGCCCGGCGCAGTACCGGCAGCGCTACCTCCTCGCCGCGCTCAAAGAAAGAGGTTTCTTCAATGGTAGCTAAGTCGATCGTCGACATTGACGTAAATGACGACAAGTTTGTCGCGTTTATGGAAAGGTTTCGCGAGTACCAGAGCGCGCTGGATGATTTACCGGAAGCCTGGCGGGTAGCTGCCGTTGGTATTGGCGAAAGCAGCAAGCAGACCGAAAAGGCCAAAGGTGAGACGAAGGAGTTAGGCGCGGAGTTTAATGCCGTGGCCGAGGCCATTCTGACTATCAACAGTGGTATCGATCGGCTCAATACCAACCTGGAAGACTCGAAGAAAAAGCAGGACGAATTCAACAAAAGTACTCGCTCTGCGAAGGGCTTCCTCAGCGATGCGACGAAAGACGCTAAATCGCTGGCAGGGCATATCAAGGAAGCGACGGCCAGCCTTCTGTCATGGGGTGGCATTGTCGGGATATTTACCGGCGTCCTTGGCGTTGGCGGCCTGTTCGGCATCAACCGGCTGGCTGCCACCACCGGTGCCCAGCGGTTTACTTCTCTCGGGCTTGGGACGAGCATCGGCGCACTTGATTCCACCGCCATAAACTACCAGAAAGCGCTGGGTAATCCGGCGGGTACGCTGGGCGCTATCCGCGATTCGCAAATGGACCTGTCGAAGCGCTGGACGTTTCAGGCTATGGGGATTAACAATCCCGACCAGGACCCGGCCAAACTGCTCCCGCAGATGATCCGTAATGCGCGCGATATCTTCGTGCAGAACGGCAGCACGCTGCAGGGCGCACAGGCGCACGGCCTGACAAACTTCTTTACACTGGACGACCTGAACCGCTTCAAAAACATGAGCGATGAAGAGATCACCGCCATGGAGAAGCGCGCGCAGCAGGATGCGCGTATGTTGCAAATTACCGACCAGCAGGCGCGCCAGTGGCAGGATTTTAACGTCCAGCTCGACTACAGCAGCCAGAGCATCAGAAACACGTTTGTGCGCGGACTGGGACCGCTTACGCCGCAGCTGAGCAAACTGTCTGATGCGCTGGCAGGCGCGATCGATACCGTTCTGAAATCACCCGAACTCGGCAAGTGGATTGATGCGCTGGCCGGCGGCATTGAGCGGTTCGGTAATTACCTGGCCTCTCCAGCATTCACAAGTGATGTTGAGTCGTTCATGTCTGGCGTCAAAAAACTGGCGCTGACAATCATGGATGTTATTGGGTTGTTTACAGGTGAGATTAGCATTAGTGATTTTGCCAAAAAACACTCAACGATATTGAGTAATGATGTCAAAACTGACTCCAGCGGAAACCACTTTGTAAAAGGTGGTCTTAGCGATCCTGATACCCCCGCTGGAGCTAAATGGCTGACTCGCCATCTCTACAGCTGGAGCGGAACAGCGCCGAAGGAGTATGACCAGTATTTCCTTGATGCAGCCAATAAGTACAACGTCGACCCGCGCTGGCTTAAAGCCATCGCCGCGGGGGAATCTTCTTGGGATCAGAATGCTGTCAGCAAAGCAGGCGCTAAAGGGTTAATGCAGGTGATGCCTGGCAACTTCCAGCCGGGAGAAAATCCATTTGACCCGCGGGACAACATCATGGCCGGCGCGAGAGTATTTAAAGATGGTCTCGACTGGGCAAGTCGTAATGCTGGCGGCGATTTTGACGAAGCATTGCGTTATTACAATGGTGGAGTCCGCCGCGGCAGTGCAGAAAATAGGGCTTATCCCGGCAGGATCAGGGAAAAGTATGCTGCGATGTATGGGGCGCCGAAGAACAATGACGCTTCTGGCGTCGATAGTTCAGAAATTGCCAAAAATACCTCGAAAACTAACCAGCTTCTGCAGCAGATCGTCGATAAAAATGGCAATGGTAGTCGGGAAATCGTCGTTTACAACAATACGGGTGGGAACGCCATTGTCTCCGGCGCCCTTCTTAGCGGAGTGCGATAGATATGGGATTCACTCGCGAACTGTATAAGCTGGGTTTTGAAGTCTCGCCGGTGATTCTGTGCAACGGGATTGCGCAGAGCATCCCCGGAGGAATGCTGCCCATTGTGGCTTTGACGCAGAGCGCGAGCTTTGTTACAGGGCTCTTGGGCGGCGCATTCAACCTTACTGACCTCGATAAATATTTTTGCCACTGGAAGCCGGTTCAGGGTGGGACGATGGTCGATTACGACATCGCCAAATACCCGTTTGCTAACCAGACCGTGGCCGCTAACGCGCTACTTGCTCAGCCTTTGCGCATTGCGTTGATGATGGATGCCCCGGTGAATGAAAATACTGGAGCGATGACGAAATTCGTCACTCTCAGTGCGCTGCAAGCTGTTCTGCAGGCGCATGCAAACCTTGGCGGAACCTATATCGTCGCTACGCCAGCGCTGTTTTATAGCGGCTGTATATTGCGTACGGTTAAGGACATGACCAGTTTTAATGAGGCTGTGCCTCAGCGATCCTGGTTATGGGATTTTGAGCAGCCGCTGGTATCTGAAACAGGCTCCGAGCAGGCGGTTAACAGTTTCCTGAGCAAAATCGATGGAGGAGCCCGGCAAACGGATGCGTCATGGACAAACACTGTCGCAGCCCTCGGGAATACCTCTCTCGGCGGCACCGTGTCAGGCGCCGCGAATGACATAGTGGGCCTCATCGGTAAGCTGAGCGGGGAGTTTGGCCTATGACGACGGATACCTACACGTTTACCGGCAATGAAAGAGAGAGCGTAGCTTTTACTCCGACGCTGGATGGAACGGTTTATAACTGCCAGGTGAAGTGGAATATCGCGGCACAACGCTGGTACATCCTGATCACCGACAATTCCGGCAATATCATTCTGAACACCCCCGCGGTGGGCTCTACCAATGGAACCGGCATAAATCTGATAGCTGGCGTTTTCTCCGGAACAACCATGATCTGGCGGGAGCAAAATGGCGTAATTGAGGTGACCAGCTGATGAGGTATTACGATTTCCAGATTTTTGACCAGAAAGGGCAGTTATACCGCCAATACAAAAGCCTTGATGCCTATGGCAATTATAATCCTGGCTGCCTGATGGTGGAGTTCGACATTCAGCGGTATGGAATGTCTACTCCGGTAGGATCAAGCCTCGTCAGGGTATTTGGCGTCAGCATTAAAGAAATGCAGCAGGCAGAGCAAAACATGTTTGGCATGACCATTAAGGGATTTGTCGGTATGTCGAAAGGGTTGCCGCTGGCCAAAACCTCCCAGAGCGGGATGATTCTTGAAGGTATCATTCAACAACCATTCGGTAACTGGCAGGGTCTCGATCTGTCTCTGGACATGATTATTACGGCTGGGGCTGGATCAGTGGACAATCCGGCGAACATTACAATGCCGTGGATAAAGGGTCAAAAGCTGTCTGTTGCGCTATTTTTTGCGCTTCAACGTGCCTTCCCGGGATACAAAATAAATATCAACATCAGCGACTTGTTGGTTCTGAACTACGATTCCCCGATTTACTGCTCGACCATGCAGCAGCTTGCGTCTAACCTTAAAAACCTTAGCCGTAGCATTATCCGTGATGAAAACTATCTCGGCGTGGAAATGGCAATGTTCCCGGGAAAAGAGATCAGAGTATGGGACAGCGCAGCGACTGAGAAAAAGAAAACCCCCATTCAGCTTGAATTTACCGATCTCGTCGGGCAGCCGGTATGGATTGAATACAACCGGGTGATGATCACCTGCGTAATGAGGGCGGATATTCAGGTAGGTGACTACGTGAGGATGCCTGCCGGCGCAATGGCGGTAACGCAGGCCTCATCATATTCTCAGTATCGCAGTAAAAGCGCCTTTTCCGGGGTGTTCGCTGTGCAGACCTGCAGATGTGTAGGAAACAGCAGGCAGCCAGACGCTGCAAGCTGGGTAACCATCTATGAGGCGTACGTGACGCAGGAGGCCTGATCGTGACTATTAGTCAGCGGCTTAACTTCGCCAAGAGCATGAACAATTTCGCTGAGGTAAAAATTGCCGAAGCGATGGAGCTGGTCGGAAAGATATTGCCTGCAACTGTCGTCAGGCAGTCAGGGAAAATGATCACTGTCTCGTTCAGCCTAACTAATATCCCATTCACCTTGCCACAGGTAACCATTCCTCTTTTTGGTCCAGAGTACGTGCGCTATCCAATGCAGCCAGGAGATCGGGGGATTGTGATCCCTGCTGATACCTATATCGGCGGAATGAGCGGCCTGGGTGGCGGCGTTGCCGATCTGACTCAGCCGACGAATCTCAGCGCACTGGTTTATCTGCCGATCAGCAATACCGAGTGGCAGGATGTCGATGGACAGGTGGTGACGGTATACGGGCCGGAGGGTGTAACGCTGCGCGACAGCGGCAGCAATACTACTTTTCTCCTGAAGCCTGACAGTATTGCTATTTCCACACCTGACAGCTTCACCGTCACCGTTGGCGGGACAGTTTTTTCACTGACAGGTAGCAAATGGAGCCTTTCAGGAGATGCAGGTCACCTGCAGGATTCAGTGGCCAGCACCAGCCCGGCAATCATGCACGCCGGGTGGCAGTCGCTTCTGGCCTGGCTTAACAGCCATGAGCATTCAAACGGCAACGATGGAAATGATACCGGGGGGCCGACTTCAACGTTTAACGGGAGTATCACCGAGTGAGAACCTATGGCCGAAACTCTGAGGGGAAGTGGGTCCTGGTGGAAACCGACGAAAATGGGTTTAATGACTCGGTGTATTTGACCACCCTGATCCAGAATCTGAAACTGGCACCGCAGGAGTCACCCTTTTATGCGAACAACGGAATACCGGCCGCCGGGTCGGTGATCCAGCAAATCCTGCCGACGTATTACGTAAACCGTATTCAAAAACAGTTCAGCCAGTATTTTTCCTCGCTGCAGATTGCACTGATCAGCGACGACCCGCCTGTTTATAACATCTCGGCAATCACAAACGCAGGTTCAAAAATAATTACACAGGTGGCCGTATGAGCGATTTACCAGTCAGCTATACGTCAGCGGGCCCGGTTCCTCTGACGGCGGAAGAACTACGAGCACAGCTCGTTTCCCAGGCCATTGCGCTATCTCCAGGACTCACAACTGATTTGCCTGGCTCTCTGATTGAAGACGTGGCCAGTACCGATGTTGGCGCGCTCATCGTTTGTGATCAGGCAAGGGTTGACCTGATTAACTCAGTGGGGCCGCTAAAGGCTAACCTCGCCATGCTGGAGCTTCTCGCACAGCAGGCAGGTATCCCGGGCCAGAAAACTGCTGGCACTACCACGGTACCGATTCAGTTTTCCGGCCCGGCTGGGTTTGTCATCCCACAAGGGTTTATTGTTTCTGATGGCACACATACGTATTCCGTTAGTGATGCGACGATAATCTCCTCGTCCGGTGTGTCTGCCAGTGTGTCATGCGAAGGAACGGAGACCGGTACTTGGGCAGTACCGGCAAATACGGTCAACCAGATAATCACCAGTCTTCCTTCTGACGTCACCATTACCTGCACCAACCCGATCGCCGGCACTCCTGGTGCTGACCCGGAAACGAATTATCAGTTTCGTGATCGAGTATGGCAGGCTCAGATGGCCACAGTTCAGGGATATCCTGGATTTATCCGGCAACATCTCACCAGCCTTGATAACGTGCAGGCGCGCCTGGTTTCTGTCATTCAGGACGGGGATAAGTGGATAGTCATGTGTGCCGGCGGTGATATTTACGATATTGCTGGCGCGCTCTATAAGTCTGCGGGGGATATCAGCCGGCTGAAAGGGTGTTCACTGAACGTTACGGGGATCACGAATGCAAATCCTGGCGTCGTCAGCACGGACCTGACTCATGGTTACACTGATGGCCAGGTTATCCGGATCACTGGCGTTACCGGGATGACGGGCATTAATGACGTTCCTCTGACCGTGACGGTACTGTCTCCTCACACTTTTTCCATCGGGATTGACACCACTTCATCCGGTACCTGGGGAGGCGGCGGCGAGGTGACGCCGAACGTCAGAAACAATACCGTGACGGTGAATGATTGGCCTGATAACTACGTGATCCCGTTCGTGACGCCATTGCTGCAGCGGGTCACTGTGACGTATCAGTGGGGGACCGAAAGTGTTAACTACCTGACTGATGCGACGGTCGCCTCTCTGGTCTCGGCGCCTACGATTCAGTATGTGAATGGCATATTCGCCGGGAAACCGCTGAACGTTAACAACCTGAAAGACGCATTCTTGCAGGCGATTAACTCGACAATCGACATGGGGCTGATCAGTACTCTAAACGTCGTGGTCACCATCAATGGTGTGATAACGCCACCGGATGCCGGGACGAATATCATCAGCGGCGATAAGTTCAGTTATTTTTATATCGCGTCGGATGGCGTGATCGTAACAGGGGCGTAGCATGCTGGACGATATCATCCGGTCGTATATGTATACGCAATACAATGACGATGACAATCTGCGGGCGTTTTTTACTGCGTATAACTCGATGGCGCAGGGCATTTATGACTGGATGGTTAATGCCAACCTGCCGATTTTCATCGGTGACTACAACACCGGCGACCAGCTCAGGTGGATTGCCCATGGCATCTATGGTGTGTTGCCGCCGGTGATTTCCAGCAGTGATCAGCAGGAGATAGGCCCATATAACACCTTCGAATTTAACCAGCTGGCATTCAATGAGTACCGGGTGATTGACCAGTCGAACCAGGTTGTTGTCTCTGATGACCTTTTTAAGCGGATCATGACCTGGAATTTTTACAAAGGTGACGGCTTTTATTTCTCTATCCCATGGATAAAGCGGCGGATTCTGCGGTTCCTGTTGGGAGTGAATGGCACCGATATCCTCAATGACCAGCGGTGGAGTATATCGATCCAATTTGTGGATGGCGGTATCGTGATATCCATCTATAAGGGACGCCGCAGGTTCACGCGGAGTGCTATCTACAACGCATCGGCCTATAACTCCAGGAAGTACAACCAGAAGGACACGGCCTTTGTGATCACCGAGGATTTCGAGTTCGCCATTTTCTTCAAGCAGGCCATGGATAGCGGTCTGCTGCACATGCCGTTCTATCAGTCCATTTCGGTGGAAATTATTGATTGAAGCACAATGACTGTGGTGTAGTATTTACCTCATCCACCACAGCATGGTAATGATTAAAATGAAAACTTCAATTATGCTTGCTTTTTTATCAGTTTCGTTGTTCGCAGGAAGTTCTTTTGCATCTTCTTTTGACTGTAATAAATCAAAAAATTTTGCCGAAAAAACAATTTGTTCTGACAAGAAATTATCAGAAGATGATGAGGTTCTTGCTAAGGTTTATAATCTAGCAAAGAAGGTTGCACATAATAAAAATGGGTTCGATAGGCTGACAAAAGATTTATGGGACTCAAGGGATTTGTGCACCGACTACAAATGCATTAATGATTGGTATGATACTGCATTTGTTGCGTATGATTCTGTTATAAAAACAAATGCAAGCGATGAAGTTTTGAATAACATTCAGAAAAAATATGACGAGTCAGTAACGCAGAAGCCATCCATAAGCAACGGAGCTAAAAACAAAAAAGAAACTAAAGACTATAGCTTATACGACTCTAAAGATAGAGCCGCGCCAGTTGAACATAACGCAATATTATACAAAGACACTCCAGAGGCATTCGAATTTATAGATACACTTGTTGGGTTTGTCAGACAAAGCTCTTACAAATGTGACTCTGTTAGCTCTTTCATACCCATGGTTTCATCCAATGGCTTTACGCTCGCGTGTAATAAATTTAGCTACAAATATGAAATTAAAAATAATGGCGGAAATGTCTCTGTTTCTGTAGATAATTAACTCAAAGCCCACGCCAGTGGGATTTCATAAACAACACATCGATAACATCAAACCCGCTTCGGCGGGTTTTTTTATGCCTAAATCCGGAGGAGACATGGCACTAACCCTTTTGGCTACAAACAACGCAGAAAGCACGCTGGCTTCTGCTATCAGCGCAACCGACACGTCGCTGATCGTTAGCGCTGGAACTGGTGCCGAGTTCCCTGATGCTGTGGCAGGCGAGAGTTATTTTAAGCTCACTCTCACCGATGCCGCCACCGGCTCACAGGTTGAGATCGTGAACGTGACAGCTAAGTCTGGGGACATCTTCACGATTGAACGTGCGCAAGAAGGAACGCTGGCGCGTGCGTGGGCGGCCAACGACATGGTTGCCAACATGATGACCGCTGACACGCTGAATGTGATTGCTGATTTTGCAAAACAGGCATCTGATTCAGCGGAAGAGGCACAGGGATACGCACTTAGCGCCTCAGAATTTGGTGACAATAAATCAACCTTTGCTGATACGGCGGCTGGCCTTGCAGCGACGACGAGCGGGCAATACTTCCGCGTTCCCCAGGGAACAGGCAATGTCCTTGCGTTCCGTTATTACAAAAACAACTCAGGCGTAGCACAAGAGGTTGCTGAGTACCCCGGGCAGGGATCTATAACTAATACCATACGCGAATTCCCTACGCTGGCGGCTGCACAGGCTGATGCAGACGCTGGAAACATTCCTGTTGGTTCAACCGCTTATTACCGCAGCCCAGACGATAGCGCCCTCGCGATTGAGGTGATGAACGTTGGCGGGACGCTGCAGCCTACCGGGCGGAAAATGCCGTCACAGAAAACCGTTGATGATTTACTTAAGCATGTTGAAACCACAAACCTAATTTTCCAGCTCGTTGACATCCTCGGGTATCGCCAGTTTTACGCACTGACATCTGGAGAGTTTGGGACAATAAAGACGCGGATTAAGCCTACCGGCATTGAACTGGAGGGCTATTCACTGACCGTATCGGATGACAATGGAATATATATCGAAAATATTCTCGGTCAACGTGTCGTATTAGTTGATGAATATGGGAATGTGGCACCAAGGAGTTTGCGCGCTGCGCGAGATGGTTCGTTCGGCACAGATGCGGCAATGGTATCAGGCAATGGCCTTAATTTTAACTCAGGTGGCTCTCGAATTGATATTACAGGTCCTGAGTTTTTAAAGGTCTCTGATTTTCTTGGCCGGTCTAAAACAATTATTGATGCGAGCGGGAATCTGGTCGGCGGCGGTAGCGGTGGCGGTATAACGCTGCAGGACAGAATTAACATACTGAACGCGGAAAACCTGAACTATTACAGTAAAGTTCGCAGTCGGTATAACGCTGACATAGAGCGACTGGTGTTCGCTCTGTCGATGATCATCTGGTACGGGCAGTCTCTTTCCACCAACCAGGAAGGTTACCCTGCGCTCAGCAAAACGCCGTACAGCAATCTGGGCAATCTGATGCTGGGAAACTCACCTCGACCAAATACCCGGACAGGGGCAGGATTCACCCCGGTGGGGTCTGCCATCCTCAACCCGCTTCGGGCCGTCGTTCAGTCAGGTGACGGGTCGTACGTCATGAGCGACGCCGATGTTGCTGCACTGCCTGCCGGGTCGGGTAATGAGGGTGAGGGGGCCGTTGCTGCGGTTAACATGCTGCGCACGCTGTTTCTGCGTCAGGCTGCATTGCTAACTGACCCCTCGCGACTCCTTGTTCTGGCGAGTTGTGGGGTCAACGGGAGGACCGTTGAGGCGCTGTCCAAGGGGGCCGATCCGGAGCTGTATAATCGCATTCGTGAAGCTGTGTCTAAAATAAAGGCCATCGCGGATGGCGAAAGCAAGACATTCGGCATCGGTGCTTTCTGTTTCCTTCAGGGAGAATGGAATTACAACCCTGGGTACGGCGGGGACTATACGCGGGAGGGCTATAAAGCGAAGGTGCGTCAGCTTTATAGCGATGTGATTGCCGATTTTTGCTCAGGACAGAGACCGCCTGCGATGTTCACTTATCAGACTGGCGGCACTTACACCATTGATACCTATGAACTGGCGATCGGGATGGCGCAGCTGGATATGGCAACGGAGGGAGGGAACATCTATGGAGTCTGCCCGTCGTATCCATTCCCCAATAAGGATAGCGGGCATCTGACCAGTAACGGTTATCGCTGGATGGACATGTTTTTCGGCAAGGTCATGTTCAGGGTTCTGGTTCTTGGTGAGGGATGGGAGCCGTTACACTGCACAGGCGTTGAAGTTCAGGATGATTACGCACTCCTTAACTATGCAGTTCCGTATCCGCCACTGCAGTGGGGTACACCATATGATGGGCGAACAGCTAAAACGTATGCTGATAAAGGGTATCGGGCGACTGATGCAAATGGCGCGCTGGACATTACTGCCGCAGAGATTGTTGCTGATACGGTGGTAAAACTGACATTTTCCAGGCGAGTCTCCGGGAAAATCAAAATCTGGTACGCAGATAAAACATCACATAACGGAAATGGCTGTCTCAAGGACAGCGATCCATTCCTGGCAACTGAAAATTACGTGTATACCGCAGGTAGCGGCCAATATGCGGACGAAAATATTCCTGAACTGGTAGACAAACCATACCCTCTGGAAAACTGGGCGTGGGCGCAAATCATCGAGACAACTGTATAACGGAGCGACATAAATATGGGCATGAATATTTTCACTAATAATGCGTTTTCTTCTATTTCAGACCCTGACGAATATTTGCCAGGTTTTGATGTGACGTCCCTGCGTCGCGCCGAAATATTTACCTGGGCAGGGGTAGGTAAAAACCTGATGCCGGGGGAAGGCGGCCCCACTGTAGTTGGCACTCCGACGTTTATCACCGACTCGCCATTTGTCGAATTCTCAAATAACGCGAACGTGGCGCATTTGAACCTGGGCATTAAAGATACTGACCAACAAACGTGGTTTTTGCTCTTTGATCCGAATAATGACTCGACGCAACGAATTATCGCAGGAAGCTTTTCGGGAACAGCTGCATCTACACCTCCTGGTGTATCTGTGATTGTAGATGAATCAGGAGCGCTGGCAGTCATGCAGGGTGTGCACTACACGGACACTGATACTTACGGAACGGCGCGCGCAACTCTGAGTGCGTTCAATAAAACAAAGCCGATGCTGATCTGCCTTTCCCTTGACGGGCAGACCACCAGGCTGACCGACATGACCAACAATGTTTCAGCGTCCCTCACCCTGGCAGCAGGTCGTGAGCGAGCCCCGACTACCATTCGCATCGGCAAGGGAGGCGTCACGTACTGGGGATCAACCTCAGCAACTAGTCGCATCGGAGCCTACATGGTTTTCGACCGCGTATTATCTGATGCTGAGAAAGGTTCTGTTCGTGACTATTTGCTCCGTTGCATACAGGCAAAATATCCGTCATTGATTTTCTGATAGGAAAAACATTCAGTGTGTCAATAAATGCATATTTGACAATGTCATAAGTGTTTCATGGGGATGGATTACAGCAGTCGATATTGCGCAACTCCAAAGGCTACCAGTACCTGCATACAAAGGATTTTGTGGCAGCGCTGCGCCAGCATGGCATCCACTTTTCCGAGGTGGAAGCTAACGCCTGGATAGCGCGCGAGCAAACGTATTTCGTCGATAAGACGCCGGACCATAGCGAAAACAGGCTGTGGATGATGGCCAACATGGGGAGGGTGCTCTGATGGGCTTTCCATCTCCGGCGTCTGACTACGTTGAACAGCGCCTGTCCGTTAACTCGATCTGCAATGTCGGGCCTAATACGTTGCTCTTCGAGCGGTCTGGCGGTTACGTTGTGCTGGATATTTCCCTGAAGCCATCGCAAGGTAGTCAGGTTCTGATCCAGCACGGCGGCGGGACGGAGCTTGCCACGCTGAGAGGAAAGTCACTGATTACCGAAGATGGCGAAGCAATCGAGGGAGATGCTCTCGATGATGTCACTGTCGTCGGTGTCGTGACGTTTACTATCTTCGATGTTCGTTCTGATAATTCTATTATTTAACTGGGGTATATATGGCGCTGAAGCTATTAGCCAATAATAACGCAAAGAGCGTGCTCGCTGCGGGTATTAGCGCGTCCGCTACCGTTATTACCGTGGGGACGGGGGCAGGGGTTTTATTCCCTTCTCCTGTATCGGGGCAGAGCTATTTCAAATTAACGATAACCGACGCGGCCACGAAAACAATTTCTGAAATTATGCACGTCACGTCTGTATCCGGTGACGTGATGACAGTAATTCGTGGTCAGGAGGGGACCACACCGCGAGTATGGTCCACAAACGATATAGTAGCAAATATGATGACTGCAGGAACCTTTAAATCCTGCTTGCAAATAGATAACAACCTCTCAGAAATAAAAGAAGCAGGGCAGGAATCAGTAGCCGAAGCAAGGCGTAATTTGGGAATACCTGATATATCAGCACAGCCGGGAGATATAAAATATACAGCAAGAAGTACAGCTCCTTCAGGATGGTTAAAAGCCAACGGGGAAGCAGTTTCTCGTACCATATACGCAGCATTGTTTGAAGCGATTGGAACTACCTTCGGCATTGGTGACGGTTCGACGACGTTCAATCTTCCTGATCTGCGTGGTGAATTTATTCGAGGATGGGATGATGGACGCGGAATTGATAGCGGAAGAGGATTCGGCTCAGCACAGCCCGCAACAAGTCTGTCTCCTTATGTGGGGGCAGTTAACGGTGAGTTAATAGTGGGGCAAACTGATGTTGATGGTGAAGGGCCCTATCAAAATCAATACTTAAAATACGCATTGACAACGGGAACAACGCAAGGAGTTCAGTTTTATACAGTAAGGCCAAGAAACATTGCGTTGCTGGCATGCATTAAATATTGATGTTGCGTTGAGGATATCTTCATACCGATGTTTTCATGCCAGAGGAGATGGCGCGGATGGCATCCTGAGCCTGGGAAATTCGTGTGATGGGGCATGGGTGGGGCATGGGAAATCAATGAATTTCGCCAAATATTGCAAACAACGCATGTTGGATGCTATCTCCAGCCATTGAAAATGGCGCTCCTGGACGATATTTGTCGTTTTTTAAATTTACCGCGTCACGCAGTTAAAGTGGCGGGCGTACTCTTCAAGGCTGGTGATGCCAAGGCGCACCCATTTCGGGTGCGACCACTGGGGAAGCCCAATATAAATCAT